TATCTGCAAAGATTGAAAGAGCTGAGAAAGTAGAAACTGAAATTAGAAATAATGTAAAGTTAGCTGGAACTCCAGTTCAAAAAGTAAACACTGATAAAGCAACAAGAGGATGGAGTTTATTTAAAGCAATAAATGACGTTAGAAATGGAGGTTCTTTAACAGGTTTAGAAGCTGAGATGCATCAAGAAGCTGAAACTGAAGCGAGAAAAGGTTTACAAGGTATTGGTATTCCAACAATGATGAAAGAAGAAAGAGCTATAGATCAAACTAATTCTGCAATTGCTCCAACTTCAGTTGGTGCTTATGTAGATAGTTTACAAGCTTCTGCTCTTTATGACCGAATCGGAATAAACAACTTAGGAACTGTTGCTGCTGATACTGTTCTTCCTATTGCTGGAGGATCAACTGTAGCATGGGCTGCTGAAGTTGCTGCTGGTGCTGATGGAGGAGCTGATTTTGGAAAAGTAACTTTAACTCCAAAAAGAGTAACTGGTTATGCTAACCTTTCTAACGTAATATTAGCTCAAAACGGAACTGCTGCTGAAGCGTCTGTAATGAGAGATATGGGAAGAAATATGGGAACACAAATTGACGCTGCTATGTTTGCTTCTGCAAATGTTGCTTCTGCTCCAACTGCAATTGTTCAAACAGCTGGAACTTTAACATTTACTGAATCTGCTGCTGGAGGATCTGCAGGAGCTGCTTCTGATATGTTAGAAGCTATTCAAACAATAGCTGACAATCATGGATTAGATGGTAATTTGGCTTTTGTTAATCAATGGGCTTTATATTCTAATATTAAAGGAGCTGCACAAGTTGCATCTGTTTCTCCATTATATTCTGATGATAGATTAGCTGGTTATCCTGGTTACTTCTCTAATGCTCCTGCTACTGCTGGTGGCCCTCCAATTACATCTGCTGATGGTTTATTTGGAGATTTTTCAAGAGTTTATATGGCTCAATTTGGACCATCAAACATTCAAGTTGATCCTTATACAAGAGCTGTTGAGGGAGAAGTTAGATTGATAATGAACAACTATTTTGATTGGGGAGTTGCTTCTGGTGCTTCGTTTGTTAAATATACAACTGTTTTATAGTAGTAATTTATAAATAATTAAAAAAGGGGCTGGTTTTGAAGCCAGTCCTTTTTTTTTAAAAACTAATTTAAAATGTATAGAAGTCTAAAAGAAGTTACTTTATCAACTACTCCATTATTTACAACTGCTGAAGCTAAGGATTTTCTTAAAGTTGATACTACGGCAGATGATACTTTAATTGATAATTTAATTAAAGCGGCAACTGAGTCTTGTCAAATTTATACTAATCAATATTTTTTAAATACTGTTGTAGAACAATATTCAGATAAATGGAGTGAAGTTTATACACTATATAAAAGTCCAGTATCATCAATTACTCATATAAAGTATTATGATACTAATGATAGTGAACAAACTTGGGCTTCTTCAAATTACATTTTAGATGATATTTCAAAACCTGCAAGAATTGGTTTGGCAGTAGATGCTACTTTACCAGATTTAGCAGATAGAATAAACGCTGTTCATGTTAAATATACAGTTGGTTATGGAACAGCTTCATCAGATGTTCCAGATGGAATAAAACAAGCAGTTCTTTTAACCTTAGGGAATTGGTACGAAAACAGACAAACAGTAATAACAGGAAGAACAGCAACTGAACTTCCTTTGTCAAGTCAATACTTATTAGACCAGTATAAAATACAAGTATGTTAAGTATAGGACAACTTGATAGACGTATTGAAGTAAAATCTCCAACTTATACAACTGATAGATATGGAGCAGAAACAAAAGTTTATGCAACAGCTTATACTTTATGGGCTCATGCAGATTGGAAAGCAAGCAGAAGAAAAGAAGAATCTCAAGAACAAGTTCAAGGAACTGATTTAGTTTTTTATGTAAGGAATTTAGGAGTTACAATTTTAGGAACTTACAGAATAGTTTATGATTCTAAAACTTACATTATTCATGGGATTAAAGAAATAGATGGAAGAGAACAGTTTTTAGAAATAGAAACAAAATTAAAAGATAACAACTAATGGGAGTAACTGTTGAAGCTCAAGGATTAAAAGAGATTGGTCAAATGTTCAATCAGCTTCCTAATAGAGTTAAAAAAGATTTAGTATGGGGAAGATTTTGGAAAAAGGTTACTGTTCCATTGTTAGATGCTGCAATTGAAGAAGCTCCAGTTGCAAAAAAAGATGTTGTATATCCTCCAGACAATAAACTAAAAATTGCAAGAGGAACATTAAAAAAATCTCTACAATTTTACAGAACAAGAGCTTCAAAACAAAAAGGAGTTCATGGAGCGTACATAGGGCCAAGAGTTAAGGGTAAATTTAAGAAAAATATGGGGGGTTACTATGGAGCTTGGGTTGAATATGGACATAGAAAAAGAGGAGGAAAAGGAATAACAACTCCAAACAATTTTATGCAAAGAGCTTGGAATAAAAAACATGCAGTAGTTTTAGCAGATGGATTTTCAGAAGCGGAAAAAATATATATTAAAGCAGTACAAGCAGATTTGAGAAGAATGAAAAAATGGGGAAGAGCCGCATATTAAAATGGAAATAGGAAAAGTAATATATAAAATTTTACATGATAACATTGCAGTTGAGTCAATGGTAGGAACAAGGATTGCTCCTAATGTAATGAAACAAACATCTCTATTTCCTTTTATCATTTATGATGTTGCAACTGATACTCCAGAAGGACAAAAAGATTCTGTTGCTTTATTAGACACTGCAACTGTTATGGTTTCAGCTTATTGTAAAACTTATGCAGAAGCTTCAAAACTTGCAAACTATATTAGAACTGCATTAGATAGAGTGAATGGAGTTTATAACGCTGTAAACATCCAATCAATTGATTTTGATGGATATGATGATGTATTTGATGATATGAGTGGAAGTGATGGTATTTATAGAAAATCATTAAACTTTAATATTAGAATAATAAATTCTTTCAATAATATATACTCAACTCATTTTGATGGAGTTGATGATTTTGTTTCATTAGGTGTTACTGGTATGAGTTCAGTAAAAAATACAGGATCAATTTCAGCATGGTTTAAATTGGAAACAATTTCAGCTAGTGGATATTTGATGAGATTATTTGTAGATTCCAATAATAGTATTGGTGTTTTATATCATGCTTTTAATAATGAATTGTGGGCTCAATATAAAGCATCTGGAGAAGTAACAAATTCAATATCATCTGATTCGGTAGAAAACGATGGGTTATGGCATCATATAGCTTCAACTTGGGATTCAAGTGGAACTCTTTCAATATATTTAGATGGAGATTTAAACCAACAGAATGATATTACCGGAACATTTACTGGAAGTTTTACCGCTGCTGCTATTGGGAACAGTTCACAATCAAGCTCTTATTGGAAAGGCAATATTGATGAAGTTACTTTATTTAATAAAGAATTATCTGCATTAGAAGTTTCAACTTTATATAATGATGGACTACCATTTAATCCTGTTCCTTTAGACAATCTAAAAGGTTACTGGAAAATGGGAGATGGAGGAATAGTAGGAAATCCAATTGCAACATTTCCAACAATACCAGATGAAACAGGAAATAACAATGGAACAATGACTAATATGACCTCAGCGGCAGTTAATTTTAAAGCAGATGTTCCAGAATAAAGATATGGAAAAAAAGTATGTTATAATAGAAAAAAGTTATGTTGATTCAATTGATTTTCAAAAGGTAATTGAAACATCATCAGCAACATTAAGATATAATTTAGATGGAACTAAAACAATAATTAAATTTATTGGAGAAGTTCCAGATTTTTTAAGTGGGGATAAAGTATATTCTCATTCTGAAATAATAGAAACAATTAATAATCCAGATAATGGATGGATTGATACAAACGAATAAAGAAATGAAATTTGAATTAAAAAGAAGATATATTGTAAACTCAATAAAAACCTTAGAAGCTGGAGCGGTTATTGATGTAACTCAGGAAAAATATGAGTGGCTGGAAAAAAACGGATATGGAGAGCCAGAAAAAATAAAGGTAAAAAAAGAAACGAAAACAAAAAAAGCTCAAGAAGAGCAAAAATAAAATAAATATTAATATTATAAAATAAAAAAAAATGGCAAATGGACAATTATCAGGAACGGATCTTGGCGTTTATATTGGAGGAACTTTAATTGCATACTCTACAAGTGCAACTCTAAATATAAACCATAGCCCACGTTCTACAAGTAATAAAGAAGATGGCGGTTGGGAAACTGCTATGAGCGGTTATCGAAACTGGGATGTTTCATGTGATGCAATGTATGCATGGCTAGATCCAGCAGGAAGTGCAATTTCAAATGAAACCTTAAGTGAAATTTTTACAGGATATATTCACACAAGAGCAAGTTTTACTTTAACTTTTGGAACTACTGGATCAACTGCAGGAGACACTAAATATACAGGAACAGCATGGTTAACTTCTGCAAGTCTTTCAGCACCCAATGAAGATACTGCAACTTTTTCAGTTTCTTTTCAAGGATCTGGAGCGTTAACACAAACTATTGCTTCATAGTAATTAAATTTAGAGCCTGCCCTTCCGTTTTCTTTTCTGAGTGGGGGGGTAGGTTTCTTTTAATATCAGAAAAGACAAAAACTTAGAAAAATGAAATACGAAATTTTAGAAATTGGAGAACACAAAATGGCAGTACGCTTTGGGTTTAACGCATTAAGAAAATACAGTTTAATGACTGGAGCAACAATGAATGATTTGAACAAATTAGCATCAGGACAATTAACTTTTAATGATGCTTTTAGTTTAATATATTGTGGAATAGAAGATGGTTACAGAGCATCAAAACAACCTTTCAATTATTCATTAGATGATGTAACTGATATGTTTGATGGAAACATGGATTGTATGGAAAAGGCTTTTGAGATACTTGCAAGAGCAATGGGAGATGGAAACGAAAAAAAGCCGAAGGCCAAGAGAGTGAAGAAGAGCTAACTTGGCCAAAACTGGAACAGATAGCATTCGGGCAATTAGGAATGAATGTTAATGATTTTTATGATATGTTACCAAGAGAGTTCTGGAACAAAATGCAGGGGTTTCATGAGTTAGAAAATATGAGGCAGAGGAGTGACTGGGAACGTACAAGATGGAGCACCTGTTTATTATTAAACATACAGCTTCCTAAAAATAAAAGTATTAAACCAACTGACTTAATTCAGTTTGAATGGGAGAAAGAAGCATCAAAAATAGATTTTAAAGAATTAAAAAGAAAAGCAGAGTATTTTAAAAAATTAGAAGAACATGGCAAGTAAAGCAATAGGATTTTTAAATTTCAAATTTTCAGCTGATTTAACAGCTTTTGAAAGAGCAATGAAAAAGGCTCAAAAGAATTTAAAGAAGTTCGGGAAAAATCTTAAAAAGACTGGACAAACTTTATCCAGAAATTTAACTCTTCCTCTTTTAGCTTTAGGAGCTGCATCTATTAAAGCTTTTGATCAACAAGCAAAAGCAGAAACAAAATTACTTACCGCATTAAAAGGAAGAGAGGATGTTCAGCAAAGATTAATTGCTCAAGCGAAAGAACTCCAAGAAGTATCATTATTTGGAGATGAAGCAACTATTGAAGCTCAATCTATGTTAGCAATGTTTGGATTAAATGAGGAACAGATAACTATGTTAATTCCTTTAATTCAAGATATGGCTCAAGGATTAAATATGGATTTAGTTGGAGCTACATCTTTAGTTGCTAAATCGGTTTCAACTTCAACAGATGCTTTAAAAAGATATTTTGAAACAGGGCTTGATCCGACTATGACAATGCAGGAAAAAACTATTGCTTTAACCAACTCTCTAACAAAGGCTTTTAAAGGTCAAGCTTATCAAGCTTCTGAAGTTGGGGCTGGCCCATTAGTTAAAATGTGGAATCAATTAGGTGATCTGAGTGAAGAGATAGGAATGAGGTTAATGCCTTATGTGTTAAAACTTGTCGATTTAATGAAGGGGTTAATAAAAGAATTTGATGGTTTAACAGAATCTCAAAAAGATAATATTGTATTTTGGGGATTAATTTTTGCTGCAATAGGGCCAGTTTTAATTATTTTGGGAACTTTATCAATAGCACTGGCTGCAATAGCTACTCCAATAGGGATTGTAACTGCTGCTATTGCAACTTTTACAGCTGCTTTTATTTATTTAAAAACAAGTACTTCAAATATAGCTATATCCATAAGAAATACATTTAAATCAATGGCTAATGCTATAATAAATAATATTAATAATATTATAGTAGCTTTTAATAAGGTAAGTGATTTTGTAAATGCAAATCCAGTTGGTTTAATAAGTTATTTTGAACTTGAAGAAAAATCATCTGGATCTGGATCATCTGCTATGTTTGATTACAAAAAAAGATTGGAGGATTTGAAAAAAAGAGGAGATCTGGCTGTTCAACAAGCAAAATTACAATTAGAATTAAATAAATTAGTAAAGACTTCAACTAAAGGCTTGACTAATGAAACTAAAATGTATTCGGAAGCTCTTGAAATAGTTAGTACTGATTTTTTATATATGGCATCCAGTGCTGAAGATCAATTTAAAGGAATGTTATTTTGGACTCAAGAATTAACAGAAGCTCAAAAAGCTCACAATGCAACAGTAGTTTTACTTGAAGACATAATGTTTAGTGCTGCTATGAGTGCGGCTAATAGTCAAGAAGAGTTTTTTAAATCATTTATTGAAAACATAAAGCAAGCTATAAAACAACTCCTTATTCAATTAGCAGTTCTTACTGTAATATCTCTGTTGTTAGGAGGGCCAGGAATGTCTATTGGTAAAGCTTTTTCATTTGCAAAAGGAAAAGTTTTAGGGCTTGAAGGGTTTGCTGATGGAGGATTAGTGTATGGACCTACAACAGCTCTTATAGGGGAGGGAGTTGGAACGACCGCTTCGAACCCTGAGGTAGTTGCGCCGCTTGATAAACTCAAGCAATACATGGGAGGAGGAAATCAAAACATAATTGTAGAGGGTGTATTAAAAGGAAATGATATATATTTATCAAATAGAAATACATCAATAAACAGATTAAGAACATCATAATATGGCAAGAGCAGCTTACGGATTACAAATTTATAGAGTTATTCCTTTAGAGTCAGCTAATGGAACTACTTATACTGCAAGAATTTGGACTACTTACTCAGGAGGTTCATCTGAATATAAATTAGCTTCAAATGGATTAAAATTAGACTGGGAGTCAGCTGATGTTCAAGATAAAAATTCCCCAATATTAGCATCCAAACTGACTCTTGATGTATTAGTTGAAAATTTAACTCAAGAAAATGAAGTAAATGGATTTAGTGAAAGAGCAGAAAGAGATGTATGGGTTACATTAAACGTAGGAAGTACAGGAAGTTTATTATGGTCAGGTTATTTAATACCTAATTTAGATATAAGAGAAGATGTTTCATATCCTTACGTTTCAACTTTAGTTTTTGTGGATGGGGTTGCAAGTTTAAAAGAAACTCCATTTTTAAGAGAAACAAATAGTGAAACTGGAGCAACTCCAACTTTCCCTTATGTTAAAGCTGATACTTTTGCAAATGCTGGCTATAGAAGAATAATTGGATCTTCAACTTCTTGGATTACAGAGATTTTAAATGATACTGGAATGGTTTTAGAGTCGGATGAAGCAAGCGCTGGAGCTGCATTAGAAAATTATATAATTCAAACTGCTGTTAATTGGTGGAATGAAGATATGGGTATTGGCCCACAATCTGCACAATGCCCTTTATCTCAAACAAAACTTAATATGAGTGATTTTTACAAATCCTCAGAAGATAATGAATATCAGCCTCCTAATACTTACAGTGTTTTATTAAGTATTTGCAGAGCTTTTAATATGAGATTTTTTTACTGGGAACATACTTTTCACTTTGTTCAGGTTTCAGAATATAACACAAATGAACAAGGGGTATCTCCATATACAACTCCAATAAACATTCCAACAAGAGAATTTTTCTACACTGGAACCCTTAGAACAGATAGAAATTATTTTGGAACAACTAATTTTTCTTTGTATAATCAAGAAATTGAAACAGGAACATCTGCGGGAGGTTTACAAAAATTAGCAACAACTCAATATGAATCTTTACCTGCAATAAAAAGAACAAAAACTACATACGCTGAAATGGCTGGAGGTAATTTTTTTAATGGTTTTCCTTTATTTTTAACTCACAATACTGTTTCTGGATTGCCTACTGCATGGCCAACTGATGGAGCTTCTCATGCTTATACTCAATTTTCTCAATCTGGTCAAGAGTACAACATCATAAGTATGACAGATGCCAATTTATTAGCTGGGTTTCTTTGTAGAATATTTTTATCATTTACAAACACATCTAATGCAGATTTATATTTCTGTAGCTTATGGACTATTAGAGCAAAACCATCAACATCAGCTTGGGGTGATGCTGATAATATGACTTTATACAAATTTACATCTGGAGCTGCTTCTCAGCTAAAGTGGATGACAAACGAGTTCCCGTTACTTAATAACCAACAATATGTTAGAAATACAAGAATAATTCCTGCAGGATGTAATGATCATTCTATTAATATGTTTGATAGTGCTACTGATAGCATAACTAATTTAACAGATAATTTAATTCCTACTGATGATGCATTTGAGGGAAATTGGGATTTTCAATTTTATACATTTACAGAATATGATGATAACAGAACAAGGCCAATGTATGCTTATAATCAAGGAAATTCTGGATATTCTCATGGATTAATTTTTAATTATCCTTCTTTAAATGGAGGAACAAATCATGCAGGAACTGCTTTAGAGTGGGGATATACTCCAACATTTTATGCTTTTGATTATGAAGATACAATAACAAATCTTCCAAACGGAAATTCTTATTTTGAATCAATGTTTGTTCCTGTTAAAACTGGAGGAATATCTTTTGGAAATAGTGGGCAAGAAGTAGAGGTTCAACAAAGTGGAAATAATTCTTATGAATATGATGTTGGAGTTACTATGTTTGGAGATGGATCTGGAGCTGATACAAATTCAACTATGCAAGTATATGATGGAGCTAATTGGGTATATGTTAATCCTCTTGGAAAATGGGCAAAGGGAATATACACTTGGAATGGAAGTGTTTATGTTTGGAGTTCTCTAACTTATGATACTAAAATTCAAGTTTTAGTTGGAGAGGAGGTTTTAAACAATCAAAGTAAAACAATTTTAACTTTTAGTGGAACAACAGCCTTATCTTCAATAGATAAATATTTTTCAGGAAGTACAAAATTGAAATTTATAAGTCCAGTTGCAAGAATAGAAGATTCAGATGGCAAAAAATATATGATGATGAGAACTTCGTTTAATTTAATAAATGATGAATGGAACGGTCAATGGGTGCAAGTTTATTATAACGATCCAACAACTACTAACGGAACAAGAAATTGGAAAACTGGAGCTTTAGAGATAGGTACAAATTCATCTTCATTTAATACTCCTTTTTTCAACCCTTCTGATCCAACAGGGTCTGCATCATTCAACCCATAATATAAATAAGAACTATGATTACTACTAATACTTTTGTTCCATTTGTTAAATCTGAAAACAGTGAAAATAAGTTTTATCTTAGTCAATTAACAAGTGAATATGAAGAGGGAGTTGCAATAACTACTGGAACAAAAATAAATTGCAAAAAATTAACCATAGCTCTTAAAGCTGGAGATAAAATAACAATTAATGGAACTTCATTAACCTTATTTGCAGATGCTGCAGTTGATGCAGTTGAGTTTTATGTTAAAGCAATAACTTTAGAAAATCCTTTAGAGCTATATTCAAACATTGCTATTGATGAAGATAATATGTTTGTACAATATCAAAGGAAAACAGAGGGAACAATAGGAGGGATGGCAGTAACGGCGGACTCTATCGGAGCTCTTCAATATGCAGATGGAGTTTACACTTTTCCAGCTGTTGATCCTAATTATGTAAAAATACTTCCAAGAGATTTTATGGTTAATGATGACGCAACTCCTGCTGATGCAACTCCTGCTGTTTTTGGAGATGGAACAAATACAGGGGTTTCAATTGAAGATACATCTCAAGAACTAATTGCAACAGTAAACATACCTCATGGAACAACTGCTACTGAAGTTGCTGTTTGGGGTTCTAACACTACAAAATCAGTTGAGGTTTATGAAATGAATATTAACGCAAACGGCAAAGGAAGTACAATTGGAACAGGAACAACAAATGGATCTGCTATAGATATAACAGATACAGCTTCAACATCATTTAATTATTTAATGATTAAAATAATAGTTTCTTCAGCAAATCATAGAATTTGGGGGGGTAAAGTTACATTAACGCAAAATTAAAAACAAAAAAATGAAAGACACAACTCAAGTATTATTAGCAAATGGAGGGGCTTCTGCTACCATGATAATTGAATTTAATAACATATTAACTCTTATTTCTTTAACATTGGCAATTGCCTTTACTATCTATAAATTCTACAAATTATCCAAGAAGTAAACAACATAAAGTTAATAACTTTCATTCAATCAATGTTTTATTATAATTTTTTTTATAATTTTACAAAATGAGATATTTTAAAATTTCTGAATTTGATTCTGGACTTCCAAATGAGAAGGGAACAGGAGTTAATATGAGTCCTGTATTCTTAGATTTTATAGATGAATTAAGATCAAGATGTAATTTTCCTTTTGTTGTAACAAGTGGATTTAGAACGGAGGCCTATCAACAATCTTTAACTGATAGAGGATATAAAACAGCAAAAAAAGGACAATCTCCACACTTAAAAGGATTGGCTGCTGATATTGCTATTTCAGATAGTGTAAAGAGAGCTCTTTTTGTAGGCCATGCTTTGCAATTAGTTCATGAATTAGGATTACCATTTAGAGTTGGAATAGCTGGGGGGAAGGAAAAAGGCAATTTCTGCCATATCGACATTGATGAAGAACGTACTAATCCAAGGCTCTGGATTTACTGAAAACAGCTAATAGAAAGAGCTGAAATACTTTCTTATAATTAAAATTTTACAAAATGTTAAAAAATTGGTTACAAACAATAGTTTTAAGGGGAATGGGTAATTCTCGTAAATTCTGGTATATGGTTATAGGTGTACTTACAACCATTTTTGCCGATACTTTTAATTTGAATCCTGATGAAGTAAACAATATTCTTATGAGTGTTGGAGCTCTTATTCTTGGTCAAGGATTTGCAGATATGAATAAAAAGAAGTAAAAAATGAAGAGCAAATATCTAAATTATAAGGATGAGATATTAGAGCTTTTTGATGATGGGAAAAATTATATTGAGATATCCAGCTTCCTTATAGATAAATACAAGCTGGACGTTTCACCTGATACAATAAGAAAAAAAATAAGAGAGATAGTTCATTATTTAATTGCGGATAAAGATATTGTTGAATATAATATTAGACTTGCAAAACAGAAACAAAAGTTCCAAGATTTAAACAGAATTGAAAGAAAGTCATTTAGAGAGGATTCAAGACAAGAAAACGCTCTGGTAGAGTACAACACCGAAATCATAAAACTATTAAAGAGAGAGTCTTTAAAGACTAAACTGAGTAAAAAGAAACATAACACTGAAGCTGCTATAGTTGTTCAGTTGGCTGATTTGCACCTCAATGAGCTTGTGGAGTTAGAATCCAATAAATATGATTTTGATATTGCATCAAAAAGACTACAGAAATACGCTTATAAAGTCAAGGAATATGTTAAATTCCATAAAGCAAATAAAGTATTGATTGCAATAACTGGAGATTTAATTAACTCAGATAGAAGATTAGATGAGAAACTTGCAATGGCTACTAATAGAGCAAAGGCTACATTTTTAGGAGTTCATCTATTAAAACATTTTATATTGGATATAAATGAAATTGCAGAAGTTCAGGTTTGTTGTGTTACTGGAAACGAATCCAGAGTTAATTTTGATTTGGGTTGGGTTGACATGGTAGCCAGCGACAACTACGATTTCAGTATATTTGAGATGTTGAGGTTACTTTTACCAGATATTAATTTTTTAAGAGGGGATGCTCTTGAATTAGTAGTAGAAATAAATGGAAAAAATATGTTGGTAATACACGGCCATCAATTAGGAAGAATGACCTCAAATGATACAGGAAAAGTAATCTCTAAATATAGTGCAAAAGGAGTTATAATTGATTTTATTATTTGTGGGCACCTTCATGAAACAATGATTAGAGATAACATTGCAAGAAGTGCTTCTTTAGTAGGATCTAATGCATACAGTGAAAACGCTTTAAATTTAAGTGGAACAGCCGCTCAGAACATATATTGCTTTACTGATGATGGAAGGCATGATATAAGGATTGATTTACAGGAAACAAATGGATGGGATGGATATGATATAAAAGAAGAGTTATTTGCTTATAATGCAAAGAGTGCACAAAAAACTCATAAAAAAGAAACAATATTCAAAATAATTATATAATATTGCTCCATATTTGTTAAATAGTACGTTGTTTAGTTGAAAAGGGAGTTGAATTTTAAAGGGGTTCAGCTCCTTTTTTTTATAGTTTACGTTAAAACTAACCAAAAATCAACGAAATGTTAGTAACTAAAACACACCAAAAACAAAAAAACTTTGATTTGCTAGGTTAAAAATAAATGTAAAAAAGTTTGTAGATGTTAAAAACTTGCTTATATTTGTACTAAGTTTAACAAATAAAACTAAATAAAATGTATAAAATAACTCACAAGAAAACAGGATTCATTCATTACTTTAATTCAAAAGAAACTGCAAATTTTGTTAATGCTAATGGATCTAAAAATTACAAAGTGGAAGAAGTTAGAACTTTAAACAAGTCAGAAATCTTTTACTCTTTTCTAACTTTAACTTTAATGGCAGTTTTTACTATTGCTTTTATTTATTATGCAACCAATTAAAATGGAGGAAAAACTAAAACAAGCAAGATTTGCTCTAATGACTATGTTTGAAGTAATAGAAGAGGATATAGTTGAAATGAAGAGTAGAAAACAAAATAAAGTTCATGCTCGGATGTTTTACAATTATTATTTGTGGAAAGTTTTTAAAGTTCCTCATAATGATATTAAAAAACATATTGATGGAATGCATCATGCAACCAGTATCTACTTAAAGAATAAATTAGAATTTGAAATGGAGAAATATGATTCTGTTGGAATGGAATGGAAAACATTTTTATTCTTTGCAGATTATCAAGAATGGAAACAATTAGACAGCATAAAAGATATGCAAACTAAATATATTATATAAATAAAAAAAAACTATGAAAGGAATTTTAGCTACAGGAAACACCGAAACAAAAAGAGAAATAGTTCCATCTGGAACTCACATTGCAAGATGCTACTCAATGATCCATATTGGAACAGTTGAATGGGAATGGCAAGGAGAAACAAAATACTCAAATAAAATTAGAGTTACTTTTGAGCTTCCACATGAAATGAGAGATTTTGGAGGGGAAGAAAAGCCAATGGTAATAAGTAAAGAATATACTTTATCCTTACATGAAAAATCTAATCTAAGAAGAGATTTGGAAGGATGGAGGGGAAAGTCTTTTGATAGTAAAGAACTTTCTAAATTTGATATTACAAACCTAATAAGTAAAGAATGTAATATATCTATAATACATAAGACTTCAAAGAGTGGAAATGAGTTTGCTCAAATAGGTAGTATCTCAGGAATAACAAAAGGAACTAAATGCCCAGATCAATTCAATGATTCATTCATATTTAATTATGAAGATAACTTTAATGAAGATTGGTTAGAACTACAGCCAGAATGGATTAAAGATCAGATTAAAAATACTGATGAATATAAGAATAAAATGAATCAGAAAAAGTTTCAAGATACTCCAACTGATGATATGCCATTTTAATCATGTTAAAAGGATTTGAAAAACTAACAGATGAACTAACAGATGATGAACTTAAAAAAGTTCCATCTATTGTTAAAGGTATTGGTAAAAGAATTGGAAAAGAAAATGCAGTTACTTCCAAAATAATATGCGACAAAATGAATCTGATTGGAGTAAGACTTAGGAAAATAATACACTTTATTAGAGTAAACAATTTACTTTATGGATTATGCTCAAACTCTAAAGGTTATTATGTTGCAAAAAACATTCAAGAACTTGAGGATAATAACAAAAGTTTACAACAAAGAATAACATCTCAAATTGAAATATTAAACGCTCTGGAAAAACAATCTGTTATGTTTGGAGGAACTGGAGAACAAACTGATTTTGAATGAACATAAAAAGAATCCAGAAAAGTAAAAACTATTCTATAATATCAAATGAGATATTAAGAAGAAAGGATTTGAGTTTAAAAGCAAAAGGATTAATGAGTTTAATATTATCCCTACCTGATTCTTGGGATCTTACAGTAAATGGATTAGTTGCTATAGTAAAAGAATCAAAGAATACTGTTTACACAATCCTAAAGGAGTTAAATAAGTTTGGATATGTAGAACGTAAGAGAATAGTAGATAATACGGGAAAGGTCGTTAAATGGGAACTTATTATATATGAAAACCCACTTACTAAAAATCCAGATACTAAAAAACCAGATGTGGAAAAGTGCACACAAATAAGTACTAATAATAAAATAAATACTAATATAAATAAGATATATTGGATTGATGAAATTAAAGAATTAAATTACCCAAAAGAAATGAAAGAAGATTTCCTCAGTTACTGGCTAGAGGAATCGAAAAGTGGAAAGACAAGGCAATCAATGCAAAAAACTTGGAATACTGAAAGGCGTTTAAAAACATGGGCAAAGAATGACAAGAACTGGAATAAAACTAAAACATCAAAAATAGATGCTCAAATTGATTCTTATGTTGGAGCATTAAATTTATTAGAACAGAAATACAAAAATTAAATGAAAGAAAAAATGTATGATCCAATAGAGTGTGATTCATTTCAGATGCAGTTTGGATATGGTATGGCAGCAAGAAAAAACAATAGTAAGTATGTTCATAAAAGGAAATATTATTATAAAGATAAAAGAACAAAAGCTTATGGTGCTCAAAGACTTCATAAAGGAGAAATGGGAAAATATAAAACTAAACAATGAAAGAACTAACTAAAAAATGCATAGGACTAATATCAAACACCTTAGTTCAATTAGGACAAACAAAATCAGATAAAGATATTCTTATTCTTGCTTCTACTCTTGCAGAGGACTTGATGAGAGATTTTGGAAACATGAGTTGGATTATGGTAGAGGAGGCCTTCCGCACAGGAATAAGAGGAGAAAGATTTGTAGTAAATGTACAAACATATTACATTTGGTTAAGAGCTCAAAAGAAATTGATTGATGAAGATATATGGAAAAAGAACAATCAGGTTACATATAGACCAGATAAAAGATTAATATATAGGCCAAGAAAAGGAACAGGATTACTAACTATTAAAAAACTATTATGATAAATATATATAATAGAGATTGTATGGAAGCTTTAAAGAAAATGAAAGATAATCAATTTGACTTGGCAATAGTTGATCCTCCTTATGGGATAGATGATAAAATAAGCACAAAAAGCAGTCTAAACAAAGGCAATAAATTTGCTACATTATACAATAAAAAAAGATGGGATAAATTTAGACCAGAAAACGAATACTGGAGTGAATTATTAAGAGTTTCTAAAAACCAGATAGTATGTGGTGGAAATTATTTTGCAGAAAAACTACCAGTAAGTAGAGGCTGGATAGTATGGGATAAGCAAGGTGAGAAAATGAGCAGCGTCAATAATGAACTAATATGGACTTCTTTTGATGTAAGTATTAAAACTTTTACGAGATGCCACGGATTGGATAAAGGATTTATGGCAAAAGGTACAGATAAAGTTTTTCATCCTACACAAAAACCAAGAAAACTATATGAGTGGATTCTGCATAACTACGCAAAAGAAGGAGATAAAATATTAGATACACACTTAGGAAGCGGCAGTATTGCTATAGCGTGCCACAACTTAGGATATGATTTAGAAGGATATGAATTAGATACTGAGTACTTTGAGGCAGCAAAAAAGAGATTAAAACAACATCAACAACAACTAACAATATTTTAATATGATAAAACAACTATTCGGATCTTATAATGATCCAAGAGATGAAAAGGATGAAGTAGAACACTATTGTAAGAATTGTGGAATGGAAGAGGTTGAAGAGAAAGGAGAGGTATGTGAGGAATGTTATGAAACTTATTTCTGTACTTGTGGTAAATATAAAAAGATTGAGGATTCTAATTTATGTAAAGCATGTTTATTATAAACAATTTAATGTTTACAACTTTAACCACAAAAGAAACATATTTAAAAATTATTTATAAATTTGTAAAATGGAATTAATATATAAAACTTTTAAAAATATTACTCTTTTACTTAATATTATTTTTTTACTACCAATACTTTGTGTATTACATATAATAACAAAAATATTAAAATACATTGAAAGCTTTTGGAAAAATAATTAAAGGGAAGATTGTATTTGATGATAGGGCAAAATTCTTAAATGATATTGCTAAATTTGATGATGATATTAAAATTGTTATTGAAGTAAGAGAGGCAAAAGATATTAGAACAAACGCTCAGAATAGGTTATGGTGGAAATGGATTGAACTAATAGCTGATGAAACTGGAAACGAAAAACAAGAAATACATTCTATTTTGAAATATAAATTTTTATTGAAAGAAGAAATGATTGATGGAGAACTTCATCAAGGATTAAAGAGTACAACAACATTAACAAAGGAAGAGTTCGGCAAACTTACTCAGGAAGTTTTTTACTGGGCAAATGATACTTTAAACATAAATCTTCCTAATGAGTGAAGAAAGATTGCAGAGTGAGGTTATTAAGTATATTCAGTTGCAATATCCTAAAGTTAAATATTGCGCATCTCTTGGAGGACAATATCAACCATTTCAATCTCAAAGGAACAGAGCGAGAAAAACAGGATATGTAAAAGGGTTTCCAGATTTATTTATTTATGAAGCTAGGAATGGTTATTATGGATTAGCATTAGAGATTAAAACACACAAAGGAAGAGCTACAAAGGAACAAAAGGAATGGATTGAAGCATTAAACGAAAGAGGATATAAAGCTGAGGTAGTAAAAGGTTTACCAGCTATATTAGATTTAATAGATAATTATCTTAATGAAAAAGATTAGCGACAAACAAAAGAAAGAAAAGAGAGAGTTATCTATTATTTATGATCAGATTGCTTCTGAGCGGGGTCATTATTGTTGCGGATGTGGCAGGTCTGATGTTCCATTATCTCATTCCCACATCATCCCAAGAAGTAGGAGAAAGGATTTGGTAACTGATAAAAACAATATTCAATACTTATGCTTATCTATTGGAGAGAGAACTGGATGCCACCAATTTTGGGAGAGTAAACAAAGAACTAAATTATTATGTTATCATAGTAATATGCAATACATATTAGAGGTAGACACTGAATATTATTTTTTAATAATTGATTAATGGCAAAGAAACGTAAGTTGAACAGCTCAAACCCTAAGTGGAATAAAGATATAAAAGAAAAGGGATGGAGTAAAAGAAAACTAATTAAAGAAGTGAGAGGGATAAAGGTTTACTTCTGTTGGGAATAAATATATGAATCTATTTACAATACAATGGGCTTCAACTAACCTACCAAAGGATCATAGATATATAATCTTTAATGATGGTAAAACCTCATCTATATTTAAAAGATACTTCTGGATTATATATATAAGAGTTACAAAGAAACATAAAACAAATTTAGAACAAATAAACTTATTAACTAAATATAAAACTTTAATAAATGAAATACAATAACATAAAGAACATATTAAAGAAACAAATACACAATGGAGTTAAATCATTCTGGACCTTTAATGAGGAAGAGAAAGAGTTTACTCAGATTTATAAGAACTACACAAACGAATTAAAGATATACACACCTCAACAACTATTAGATAAATTATATGCCTACACTTCCTAAAGGTAAACAAAGGCCATGGATTCCAGTTAGGCCAAGTAATATGAGAGATGTAGACAACTCATCCTTTTATAATTCAAGGAGATGGAGATCTATTAGCAAACACTTTAGAAAGAAAAATCCTTTATGTATTCAATGTGAAAGAGATGGGAATGGACCTACACCTGCAACAGTTTGCGACCATATTAAACCTATATCTCAATATGGAATGGGAGTTGCAACAGATATAAAGAACTTACAAAGTCTTTGTACTAAATGCCACAACTCCAAGTCTGGAAGAGAAAGTTCTGAGATGAGAAAGACTAAGGTCTATGATAGAAAAAAATAAAAAAAATATTATGGGAGGGGGTATAAACATCTTAAAAGGGAACTATCTGTACAT